AACTCGCTCATTAGATTTAGATACAAATGCCTAAAGGATTATTTGACCATATCAACGCAATTACAAAAGACCAGGACCCAAAGTATTGGGATAAGCTAGAAGATGCTGATAAAAAAACTTGGAGTAATTGGTTAATCATACGTTACATGTCTATGAACCCTGATTGGGTAGAGATGATAGCTGAAATACAACCATATATTCAAGAAGCACCACCTAAAGCAGTTTATAAAGCGCTAATCGGTGTTATACCAAAGGGTAAAACATACCTTCGATATATGAAGGGCAAATCGGTAAAAGATTATGAACAATGGATTATCGATTTAGTAGCTAAATGGTACGAAGTTTCTACAAAAGAAGCATCCGAATATCTTGATGTATTATACGAAAGTGTAGCAGGTAGAGAAGAAATCAAACGGATTGCAGAGGCTTATGGTACAGACCCTAAATTAATTACCAAGTTAAAACTCAAAGTTTAATTTGGTAATATCACCATTTTTTCGTATCTTTATATAAATAAAACAAATGGCAAAAGTATCATTTTCGCAGTACTCAATGTGGAGTAGCTGCCCCCAACAATATAAGTTAAATTACATAGATAAATTGGGTGAAAGTTCTGGCAACATTCACACTCTTTTTGGTAGTTCAATGCATGAAACTATCCAACATTACTTATCGGTGATGTATGGTGTATCTAAAAAACAAGCCGATGAAATTGATTTGGACAGGTTGTTATTAGATAGGATGAAAGAAAACTTCACCAAAGAAAAAGAAGCGCTTAGTGAGGGTACTCCTTGTACTCAAATTGAATTGGAAGAATTTTATGGTGATGGTAGAAGAATTCTTACTTGGTTTAAAAAATATTGTAGTAAGTTTTATTCTAAATCTGGTTATGAATTAGTTGGTATTGAAATTCCATTAAATGCGAATATTAAACCAGGTGTTCATTTTATCGGATTCATAGATATCGTATTAAGAGATTTGGCATCTAATGAAATTATCATTATTGACCTTAAGACATCTACAATGGGTTGGAATCAGTATCAGAAAGCCGATAAGATGAAAAATTCACAAATCTTATTATATAAAAAATACTATTCGGAATTATTTAATGTTCCTATTACTAAAATAAAAGTAGAATATCAGATTATGAGAAGGAAGTTGCCTGAAGATTCAGCATTTCCTATTCCGTATATATCAAAACACGTTCCGCCAAATGGAACACCATCCGTAAATAAAGTATATGATGAGTTTATGGAATTTATCAATACTGTATTTGATGATGAAGGAAGTTTTAAAGATATACCATATCCTAAAGTGCCTGGACAAAATAAAAAGAATTGTAAGTGGTGCGAATTTATGAATAGAGGGATATGTGATGGTAAGGCGGATAAATAAAAAAAGTTCTTTAAAAGTTATTGTTTTTTATTGTTTCTATATACTTATATATACATATATAAATAGATATTAAAATGAATCAAGAAAATACAAAGCTAACAACTGTGAAAATATTGAAAGATGTGTATTCTTCCTTTAAAAAAGTATCATTTAACTCGGATGTTACACTACAAAAATTAGTTAATAGAACGGTTGAAAGATACGTTAATGATGAAAAATTTAGAGAAGAAATGAATGAATACGCGAAACTTCAAATTTCAGGTTCACAATTTTAAAATTAATTATGGCAAAGAAAAAAATACTGTTACTTTCAGATGATTTAAGAATGGCGAGTGGTATAGCCACCGTTTCAAAAGAATTGGTTTTAGGTACTATACATAAGTACGATTGGTTTCAAGTTGGAGCAGCAATTAACCACCCAGAACAGGGTAAAGTTTTAGATGTTAGTGAGGATATACAAACCAATTATGGTATACCCGATGCTTCTCTAAAGATACTTCCTTGGAATGGGTATGGTAATGCAGATTTGATTAGACAACTAATTAATTCCGAAAAACCAGATGCTATCCTACACTTTACTGACCCTCGTTATTGGACATGGTTGTATGATATAGAGCATGAAATTAGACAAAATGTTCCAATTCTATTCTACGCAATTTGGGATGATTTGCCAGACCCATTATATAATCGTAACTACTATGAGAGTTGTGATTGGATTGGTTGTATCTCACGTCAAACGTATGGTATTATTAAAAGATTATCAGCGTTAGATACTAAACCAACTTGGAAACCTAAAAATGATTGGCAAGTAAGTTATGTACCACATGGTATCAATACCGATATGTACAAACCAACCGAAGTGCCTGATGATTATCGTAAAGAAATTTTAGGTGGTAAGGATTATGAATTCGTATTATATTGGAGTAATCGTAACATCAGAAGAAAACAACCCGCAGATGTTATTGTAGCATTTCAAAAGTTTTGCGATAAAATTGGTAAAGAGAAAGCAGATAAATGTGTATTAGTAATGCATACACAACCTGTGGATGAGAATGGTACGGATTTGCCAGCTGTAATTGATGCAGTAGCACCAAATTGTAACATCATCTTCTCTGAAAAAAGAAGACCACAACAAGAGTTAAATTTTCTTTATAATATAGCAGATGCAACAATCAACATCGCTAACAATGAAGGATTTGGATTAGCAACTGCTGAATCAGTAATGGCTGGAACTCCAATCATTGTAAACGTAACTGGTGGATTACAAGACCAATGTGGATTTAAAGTGAATGGTAATGTATTGACTGCAGAAGATTACATTAAGATTGGTTCACTTCACCAATGGAGAGAGTGGGAAGGTAAAGCGGAACCTGGTCCTTGGGTAACTCCTGTTTGGAGTAGAGCACAATCGTTAGCGGGTTCAGTACCAACTCCTTATATTTGGGATGATAGAGTTGATATCACAGAGGTTGCAGAGGCAATTGAGAAAGTGTATAACACGCCAAAAGAAGTTCGTAAAGCAAATGGATTGATTGGTAGAGAATTTTTCATAAATGAAGCCGGTTTGAATCATACGAATATGTGCCAAACTTTAGTAGATGGAATTGAATCTACATTTGAAAATTGGAAACCTCGCCAAAGATTTGAGGTATTTAAAATTAAATAAGTTATAAAGAATGAAACCAACATTAGTATTTCAAGGACCTATATTCACCCGTAGTGGTTATGGTGACCATTGTAGAGATTTAATGAAATCCCTACGCAAGATGGGCAAATATGATATAAAAATTATTCCACTTCGTTGGGGTAATACTCCACAAAACCAAATAGATGGTGAATCTGAATTTGGTAGATGGATGTTAGAAAGAGTTATTACTGCAGTTGAGCAAAAGCCGGATGTGTTTATGCAAGTTTCAGTAGCAAACGAATTCGAACCAAAAGGACATTATAACATTGGTGTAACTGCTGGTGTTGAAACTACAATAGCACCAAAAGATTTCATCGATGGTTCTAACAAAATGGATTTGATTATCGTACCATCTAATTTCACAAAGCAAAATTTAGGTGGAACTGTATATCAACAAAAAAATCAACAAACTGGACAGATAGTTGGTGAGATTAAAACAACAACTCCAATTGAAGTTCTTTTTGAGGGAGTTGATACTGAAATATTTTTGAAAGGAAATGGCAATAATGTGTTAGAAAACGTAAAAGAAGATTTTTGTTTTCTGGTAGTTGGTCATTGGTTAAAAGGTTCATTGGGACAGGATAGAAAGGATATTGGTATGGCGATTAAAACATTCGCAACTGTGTTCCAATATTTACCAAAGGATAAAAGACCTGCATTAGTTATTAAAACATCGCATGCTGGGTTTAGTGTAATTGATAGAGAAGAAACTCGTAGAAAAATAGACGAAGTACTTAGCTCATTTGGTGATAAATGTCCATCTGTGTATTTGATACATGGTGATATGGAAGAAACTGATATGAGTAACCTATATCATAATCCAAAAGTTAAAGCAATGGTATCTTTTGCCAAAGGTGAGGGATATGGTAGACCAATGGCTGAGTTTACTTTGACAGGTAAACCAATTATAGCTAGTGGTTGGAGTGGGCAAATGGATTTCTTACCGGGCGAATACGCTGACTTATTAGAAGGTTCATTAACACCCGTAGATGAATCGGCAGCAGACCAATTTATTCTTAAAGAGGCACAATGGTTTACTGTTAATTATAGTGTTGCGGCGAATAAAATATATGATGTTTATAAAAATTATGATAAGTATTTATCAAAATCAACATCGTTGAGAGAAAACACATTGAATAACTTTACATTAGAAAAAATGCATGAGAGATTTATTCAGATTTTGGAATCAAATGTAAAAGCTTCACCAAAGGTAGTACCATTTAACGTACCACAATTAAATAAAGCAAAAATTCAAATACCAAAACTTAATAAAGTATAATGCCGTACGCACAATCATATAGTAAATTTTTTATACAAGAAACAAATGTTGCGAAGAATCAATTAATTCCAAGAAACATTTATAAAATAGTTACATATGAATATGCCGATGGGAAAGTAAAAACTTTAAGCGGCACAAAAACTTCAATAGTTTTTTTATTAGGTATAACACCTGATAAAAAATTATTGTGTATAAAAATTACGCAAGTTAGACCGGAAAAATTTTTTCAATGGTTAAAAAAGAATTTTAAAAAAACAACAAAAGCTTCCGATATTGATAATGCTCTTACGGAATCTAAAATAGATACACTTTTACAGAGAGATAACAGAATTGGAACTAGAACATTTAGTTCAGTTAAAAATGATTCTTTATATAAGATGGCACCGGGTTCATATAGAACATATCTTTTATCCGGTGTTAAACGAATCAGTTTAATGAAATTAGATAATGAATATTTAAAAAAACTTTTAAATAAAAAGGAAACAAAAGAAGAAGATAAACCCGAAGAATAATATTTTTTATGATAAATGTTACATATGCAGTTACCGTTTGTAATGAATTAAATGAAATTACAAACTTAATTAATTTTTTACACCCAAGAGTACATGTCGATGATGAGATACTAATCCAATATGATTCGGATTCCGTTACATCGCAAGTAAAAGATTATTTGAATATTATAAAACAACTTCATTCCAATATACGAATAATTGCGTTTCCTTTAAACAAAGACTTTGCATCATATAAAAATAATTTGAAAAATCATGCAAATGGTATTTTTATTTTTCAAATTGATGCAGACGAAATACCATCGGAATATTTGATTGAGAATATACATGAACTATTGGATTATAATAAGGATGTTGACCTTTTCTTTGTACCGAGAATAAATACAGTTACCGGATTAACACAAAAACATATTCAAAAATGGGGATGGAAAGTTAATGAGAAAGAATGGATAAATTTTCCTGATTACCAAACACGTCTATATAGAAGAACATCCGAAATAGAATGGCAAGGTAAAGTGCATGAAAGAATTGTTGGATATAATACACTTTCGGTTTTACCGCAAGAAGAACAATTTTGTTTATATCATCATAAGCAAATTGAAAGGCAAGAAAAGCAAAATGAATTATACGATACAATATGAGAATAGCATTCCTAACCGAAATGGGGTTTGTTGGCAAAATTCCAGCGAATCATCCAAATATGAGAACGGAGTTTGCTTGGATGCATGCTTTAGATGCCGACCATTATAATCTTCATCTATTTGGTTCTGATAAAAATTTGACAGGATATGACCATGTCTTCATTATATTTCCAAAAGGTAAAACATTTTTAAGTTCGGAAGGCAGTACATTGGTAAATGGAGTTAATCCGGCATCTGAATTATTACGCCAACCATTAGTTGAAAGAATAAAAGAAAAGGGTAACAACAACGTTCACTATATTCAGGAAGGACCTCATTGGTGGTATAACGATTATGAGATAGTAGACCAAATTTACTTCTTTAATTTTTTACAAAGTTGTGATTCAATCTTTACACATAATGATTCAGATGTTTATTACTACAAAGGATTATTTCCTAATAAAAAAGTAAGACCTATTGGTACATTAATGATTGATACATTAGTTAAAGATATAGTTCCCACAAAAGAAGATAAAGCAATTATAGGTGGTAATTTCGCAAGATGGTATGGTGGATTTGAAAGTTATGTAATAGCTGGTAATTTTGAAGTACCTATTTGGGCACAAACATCACATGCTATGAGAGTGGGTGAAGATAGTATGGATAATTTAAATCACTTACCAAGAATGATGTGGAATGAATGGATGCAAAATTTATCAACATTCAAATATGGTGTACATATGATGCCAACTGTAGCAGCTGGAACATTTGCTTTGAATTGTGCATATTTTGGTATTCCGTGTATTGGCAACGCAGATGTGGATACGCAATTACTTTGCCATCCATCGTTATCGGTGCCTGTTGGTGATTTAGAAACCGCAAGAGAATTGGCAATACAATTAAGAGATGATAAAGAGTTTTATAATCAATGTTCAGAAATAGCAAAATCAAATTATGAAGCTTGTTTCTCAAAAGAACTTTGGCTACGAAATATAAAAAGAGAATTGGGTATATGATTAAGGCACTAAAAAGCAGATGGACAATGAAACCAACTGGCGCATCTTTTATGGATGTTGTAACTTGTGATTTGGTTCATTATTGGAAAGATTGTTACGGAGATAAATGGATGGCAGTATCGAAATGGGGTTTTAGAATTAAAATAGATTAAAGTTATGATAACAGTTATTTTAAATGGTTACAAAAGAGGGGAGAATCTAAATGAACAAATAGAAGCTCTCAAAAATCAAACCCTACCACCGGATGAGATATTGGTTTGGTACAATAACCCCGGTGATAATGATTTGATTAATTACGATATTGGTACGGAAGTTCCTGTTGCCTATTGTAATTACAACTTTGGAGTGTGGGCAAGATTCTACTTTGCTATGAACGCTA